AAATGTGTTCCCATTTTTTTACCAACTTCGTTCATGGCACAATATTTCATGGCATATTCCATATCTTCACCAAGTACCATATCTCGACCACACGCCGTAGCGTATTCGGCTGCGAGAACCATAGTTCTTTCGAGTACGGGTTGTATAATGTTAATAGCAGAGTCCTGGACCTGCTCAATTAAGTTTTCGGTTGCGTCTTTTTCTTGTTGATTCATTATAAATTAAACAGTGTTTTAGCAATTCCGTTTTCTACACGGAGTATGTTATAACTTAGGCCTAAAACTCTAAGTTCTCTTTTAGCCAAGTTGTCTGGTAATATCTTGAGTTTTACAACCTGTTCTTTAATTAAACTAAAATTTCTTTGACCTGTTGGATACCACCGTTCCGGTTCAAGTGCAAAACTATATGAATAGTATCTTCTAAATAATTGTGTTCTTGAATGATGTATACCACTCTGTATTGCGCGTAAGTTTATGACATTACCTGTAACTTTATCTAAAATAACAGAATCGTCTAATTGAATTTCAAGGTTTTGTAAATGTTCGTAATTTACATATTCACTGTTATACAATTGGTAATTTGAATCATAATCAAAATTTGTAACAAAGTGACCACCTACAACCTTTCTAAGTCTTTGAATTATAAAAAAAAGTTCCTTTACTGGATTTTTAAATTTAAGTTTATGTTTAACATCAACTATAGAATTTACATTTGAATCCTGTGGTATTATAGATTTACTCTCTTGTACCTGTGTGATTATATAATCTATTTTTTTACTTATTAACATTTGTTTTTCTTCTTCATCTAGAGAAACCATTTCAGTTGTTAATTTTAAACTTTTTATAAGTCCTTTTGTTTGTACGGAATCACCTAAATAAAAAATTGAATTACTATTTGCAGAGTCGGTTGCATCGTACCCCCAAATACAATCTTTTAGATCTCTAAGTTTTATAACAATTTCTATTTCCTGACCTGTTATAGCACAAAGTGGTACAGCGAGTTCGGGATTATTATAAAAATAAAATGGTATATCAACAAAATATTTAGTATCAGAAGTTGCTAAACCTAGATACCCTGCAATTTTACGTTGTCTTACATTCGTACCTGAAAGTTCTAAAGGTGGTTTACCAATAAGTTTCGCCAGGTTATGTTGTTTTGTTTGTGTAACGTAATTATCTGAATATATAGCTAAGAAATCACTTGGTATACGCTGAATAACCTGACCACCTATCAGAATTTCAACATACTCAATCATGGCATGACCTATAGACTCAACGTATCCTATACCTTCGATACCACCTACTAAATTCTGTTGTATACTAGATAATTCAACTTTCATACTCACTGTCTTAAGAAGATCACCTTGGTTTTGTGGGATGGTACACCGAATAGTGTTTCCAAATTCTACTTCACCTTCAACGTCTAAATCAACAAAGAATGGTGCAAAATTGGTATGTTTTTGAAAATTCTTTATGAAATATGTATACTCGGGGTCGTCTGTAAAAAAAGCGTCCTGTGGACCAGATGTTTCTAATTGAACACGACCAGCCATTACTAGTATAACTGACTAAAATTTTAAACCCCCAAGTCCGCTGCTTATACGTAAAACGTTATAGTTTACAGCGTATACGTAAACTTTGTGTTGGAAACTCGCGTCTGGTGAATCAAGCTCAATATCTATCAAATTATGTGCTATTCTACTCATATTGACTTGACCAGTAGGGTAATACGTTTCCGGTTTCAACGAGAAACTATAGACACCAAAGTTATTACCCGTTACACCCGTATAATACTTTAATGGTTGTTCGTAACTGAGCATTAAATTATCGGCATCTATGATTATGTTATTGTTAAATTTCATGGTAACTTGTTTTATTGGTTCGTATTTGTATACGTCATCACTAACAGCCATAAAAAACATTTCCTTGACCGGGTTTTTAAAATTAAGCATACCAGATTTTTTAGATTCACCCGCTTTAAACTTGAATTGAGACAATTGGAGTTGAGTTATAACGTATTCTATGGGGCGTGTAAGTAAGAAATTCTTTTCATCTTCAGTAATAAAAAAGAAATCCGTTACAAGTGAAACCTTTTTAATCGAAGACAAAACACTCGACGGTGGATCAGATACACCACCACCTGTTCTCGTGTATGATAATGTGACGTCTGCGAGTTCTTTAAACTTTATGCGTACTTCAACAAGTTGTTTTGTTAAAGCACATACGGGTATAGCTAAACTCGGGTTTCTAAAGAAATAAAAGGGTAAAAATAAACTATAATCCCAATCGTACGTCACGTCTATATAATTACCATGTCCCGTTAAGAAATAGAGTGTTTGATCAATATCATCTTTATTACTGTGTATTTGGTCATACATGTAAATATAATCACCCGTTATTCTCTCTATGGTTTGACCACCAATAACGAGATCAGCGTATTCTATTAATTGTGCACCTATAGATTCACGGTACCGAATCGTTTTCACGTTTATTTGACCACCCATACCGTTGTGCGCAGAACAGTAATAGTATAAAGTGGAAGGTGTAGTTGAAGTGGGTGTAATTGTAACTGTAGCTGTACCCTGACCAGTAACACTATCATCTGTGTAATCAGTATAACTGGGGGAAGCTGTTGTAGAAAACCTAAACGGGTGGCTAGATGCGTTCACATTAAAAGTATACGTGGCGCCTTCGTATAAAGTCAATGTTGCCTGTTGGACACCATCTATAAAGTATTTATTACTACTACTTACAGACTGAAACGTTACATTAAATGTTTTATCAGGTGTCGTTGGTTTAGGTAAAGTAAATTTAAGCATT